TCTTGAAGAATGGTGAGAGGTACTTGGCGAATTCACTATTTGTGCGTTCTAACCTATGTATTATACCTCAACACTACTTTGAGAATGACATGCTCGAGATTGATTTCCGTTTTGCGCAACCTGACGCCTCTGGTGGCAAGTTTGTGGCTCGATTGGATCGTGCTAACAGTTACTTTGTCCCCGAGACTGATTTGGCCTTGTGCTATTGCGCGAATGGAGGATCATTCAAGGATCTGAGATGCTATTTCCCCAACGGCAAGATGCCCGCCGCTCCCTTCCACTTGAAGTTTAGGCAGAAAAGTGGAGAGATGGTGACTGCTACAGGAACTACGGTACCTGGCATGGCAGACAATCGGGTACGAACCTTTGAAGGAGGAGCATATAAGAACTTGAGCATTGAAACGTTTGAAGGTCTGTGTGGAGCACCCATTTTAGGTATGGGTAGCGTTCGGAGTATTTTAGGCTTCCACCTAGGTGGTAGGGCTGGAACTCCTCAAGGATGCTATGGTGCTCTCACACAACAACAGATTCAAGATGGAATGAGTGACCTTAGTGGTCGCGAAGGAGTGCTTTTCACGGGCGCAGCTGAAGTATTTGAACCCCAGGTAATGGGTGTGAAAGTTATCACAGGCACCCAACTCCATGAGAAGCATCCGCTCAACTTTCTTCCTGACGACTCTCAGTTGAAGTATCACGGTAATTGTGGATCTCTAACGAACCCAAGATCACGTGTCACTGTGTCTCCAACCAGTGAACACGTACTAGACGTTTGTGGCGTCCCCAACACCGGCATGCCTCCCAAGATGAGACCCAGATGGTGGGGAGCACAGAAGTGCCTTTCCAACATGGCTGTGCCAGCGCACCCGTATCCAGCGGGTTTGTTGGAACTAGCTATTAAGGATTATAAGGAACCTCTAATCCCCATCTTCAGTGGTAGATTGTGGAGAAATGCAAGACCGCTTACTGAGCAAGAGAACTTGTGTGGAATTCCTGGAAAACGTTTCATGGATGGCATGAAGTTAGGAACAGCACCTGGTTATCCTCTCACTGGAATCAAAGCAGATTATATTGAAGAGCTTGATCCGACAGATGAGGAGCCAGTTCGCAGACGTTTAAAACCTGAGATTAGATCCGAGGTTGATCGCTGTGAAACTTGTTACAAGAATGGCGAACGTGCCAACTGTATTTCCAAGTGCTGTGAGAAGGATGAGATTGTTACCAAAGAAAAGTGCCGCATGTACTTTGCAAACCCTATGGCCTTGACCTTTTTGGTGCGCAAGTATTTCCTACCGTTGCTGCGTATTTTGCAGTTTAACCCTCTCGTTGGCGAGTGTGCCGTAGGCATTAACGCGCATGGCGAAGAGTGGGAACAGCTACATCAACACGTGCATACATTTGGAAGCGACCGTATTTTCGGAGGTGACTATGGAAAGTATGATCAGAAGCTACCTTCACAACTCATTATTGCAGCTATCCGCATTTTGATCGATTTTGCCCGTTGTTGCGATTACTCGGAAGAGGATTTGCGCGTCATGGAGGCTATGGCTGGCGACATTGTGTTCGCTTACGTCCAAGTCCACGGCGAGCTGATCTCTCTGACAGAGGGAACGCACATTAGTGGCAATTCGTTAACTGTATTTATAAACAGCATTTGCGGAAGTTTGAATTTGCGGTGTTACTACTACGCAAACAATCCTCCCAAGGATCTCGAGTCTAAGACGCCTTTTAGGGA